AGATACCAGTTGTTGTAGTTGTATGTTGGGTTAAATCCTGTCCTATAAATAATAGTGCCGACATTCATACGACCGCCAAAAATGTTTAAGGCTGATACTGATCTTATTGTATGCCCACCTAAGCAAGCGGCACTGGCACTGCCGGGAAAGTATACAGGCCCTAAGAATACAGGCATCTTTAAATCTTTAGCGTATCCAACTGCCTGTTCAAAATGGTCTGCAAATGTTGTGGCAGCAGTGCGTATGCTCATATCTTTTTTGCATTCAACGCCAAAGAATATGTGCCCACCGTTGTGCGGAGCTTTTACTAAAAAATCAATTACATTGCCACTCTTGGTTTTCCATTGCTCTCGGTATTGCCATTTGCTTTGGTAAAAGAACTTTCGCAGTTCTTCTACGTAGTAATCTTCATTTCTTTGGGGCGTTCTTTTTAACGGTGTGGTCTGAGTTTCTAGAAAATGATCGGTTAGCCGAAGCTGATTTAAGTCGAAGGTTGGACTTGGCGTTAGTGCCTCCTTTTGATAGGGGCTTGACGTGGTCAATATCTTTTCCCTCTCTAGCGTCGGCCTTGCCATTTCCGTTCTTATCTGTCCCGTTTTTGTCCATGTCGTATCGGGCACGCTCTCGTGTGGCTCGTAGGCTTTTTTCATCACGATCCTTTTGCTGTTGCCATTCTTTCTTATAGGGGCGGGGTTTATTGACGTAAGGCATCATTATCTCCTAGTAGGGTTTCCCAAATTGTGGATTATCCCTGATACCTAAGTCAAGCGCCAGCCGTTCATTCTCATCCTTAACTCTGTGATACGCCTGTTTCCAATGCTCAACTTCTTTCTTTAGGCGTTCGATTTCGGCTTTGTATTGTTCGGGGGTCATTCTTTCACCTTATAAAACTTCTTGGAACCAATACGCACTATGTCAGCAATACCGTTCTCAACAAACCTATGCAAAACACGGGCTACTTTGTTATCGCTTACGATCCATGCCTTTGCAATTGTCTTGGCTTGAACAGGAGTTTTTGGGTGAGAAAGTAGATACTTCCACACCTTCTCTTCAAACTCGGTCATCTCAACTGCCACTGTTCTTCTCCTTTAGTTTGGCTTCAATGGCTCGGTATGCTTCGTAGTTTGTCGCTACGCTATCCAAGGTTTTGAGTCTAATTTCATGTATTTCCTCATCCGTCAACCCAACCCAAGGCTTCTTGTAAACCTGCGTGTCGTCGTCTTCGTCTTCGTTTTCTTTGTCTCTCATAGCCTAGTACCCCCACGATTAGCACAAGGCCACACTTGGGCTACGGCATTAATCACAAGGGAGTCAGCGGAGAAATGTCGTTTTTCAGGATGATTTTCTAAGTACCGCTTGACCACATCTTGTGCTTGCCCTGCGGTTATGTTTCTTGGTGGGCATACCTGTGTTCTAACAAACACATCAATTACGCCCTGCACATACCCAAGAGAAACCGCTCTTGGAATAACATCTGAGTCATTCATCTTAGACAACAGAGTATTGCCATCCATAAACTCAGCGTGCGCCATGCATGGTACAAACAATAAACTTGCGATTAGTTTTCTCATAACAAAGCCTCTCCTAGGTCATTTAACATTTTTTGCTTTTCTTCTTTATCTGCCGCTTTCTTTACACGGTCAAAATACTTTGCTACAAGTTGTCTTTCTTGTGGTGTTTTGAAAGGCCACTCCCACCTTTCCCATGTTAGCCCTGATGGGTGTTTATCCATTATTCATCCTCATCCATCTTCTCGAGTTCCGCTTCGTAAGCCTTTGTCAAGTCTGATATATTTTCTTTGCGCCTCATCCACTGGTAGTTATATCTAAAGTTTCGGCGTTTTGATGACTCAAACTGTACAACTTTTTTATTCATCTCAAACATAAGTTTTAATAATTTGTCACGAAATTGTTCGGGGTCTATGTCTAAAAGATTTAGGTAACTATCAGAGTGTTGAAATAAAAAATAAATTGCAGAGATTGACTCATCTGTAGGTATCCGTATTTTGCCTATTTTGCGTGGGGCTAACTGCGCGTCTTGAACTGCTAACGCTACAACTGCTGATAACAACCTACTATTAGCAGTGCCTTGCGCTCTATAATCTAATTTGTAGGACATGCTACCCCTCTTTCTGCAATTCAATTAATTTTTTAAGGTAGTGCGCGGCTTTATTTAAATCGTCAATTCCACCCTTACTTCGCCATCGAGAAACGTACTTAATAATGTTGCCTTCAAAATACCCAATATTGTTTGCGGCTATGTAATCCCAAGGCTGAATAGACTTGTCCTTGTAGTGTGTACCACCAACCTGTTCATCATTTGCACTCATAAAAATGAAATTCTCCTTACCTTAGTTTGTTTTCTAGCCCACTTAAGAATTAGTTCATGCTCCTTAGCGGTTTTAAAAGGCCATGCCAATCGCAACATTTCGTAAGGTACCTCATTTAAAGGGAAAGTAACCTCTTCAACCTTGGGGGTTTTCTTAGCCGTCATCTCCATTCACCTCTTCCATTGTGTTCGCAATCTTTTACATGGCAAAACTTTCTGCATGTGAAGTTTGGTCTTGCGTTCCATACGTTGTTTGTCATAGCAGCCTCAAGCCTTTGGATCTCGGGCAACCACCGGCTCCATGCCATGTCTTGTGTATCGTTAACGAATGACGCCTTAACCAAGTCTTGGGCTACGATAAACAGCAGCCCTGCCTTAATTGATTTCACATGCGGGAAGTGTTTGAATGTCAGCAACGCTAACAACTCTAACTGTTTGGTGTCGGCGTATTGAGACGACTTACCTGTTTTGTAGTCCACGATCATTGCGGTGTCCCCCTCAATGATCAGTAAGTCTGCTATTCCACGAAACCACACGTTCTCATCATAGAACCCAACTGGCTCAAAGTCTTTGGTTAACCCCATCTCGTACTCACACAACTTCAGACCGGGCAGTGACTTTAAAAAATCTAAATGGGGTTTTATGAACGCATACTTAGGGTCTATTGGCTTATCCGCACATACATAGTCCTCGGCTGCTTTGTGAACCTCGGTGCCATAATCAAGATGTGGGGTCGGCGGCTCAACAATATCTTTGACAATCCGCATCCGATAATACTTGCGGGGGCATTGTTGAAACAGCGAGATGCTGCTGTACGACCAAGTATATTTCATTCTTTGATATGGCTTTTTACCGCCGCCCTCATCAACCTTAGTTCAACAATAGTTTGCTCAATTGTAGATGCTGCTGCTACATAATCATCTGCAAGCAAATGTATGTGGACTTCCTTTAATAGTTCTTTTACTTTTAACTCGTGAGCCGTGTAATTTAACGATGTGTCTATTTTCATTGATGTACCCTGTAATGACGCTACATTGTTATATGCTTGAATACCTTTAAGATTTACCATAGTTAACTCCATATCCAACTTCACATGTAAGAGGTAGTGTTTGTGCCCACTTAGGGCGCCATTGCATACACTTGGTTACGTAACTTACTGCTTCCTCAACTTCACCTTCTTTAGCAATGCACACGACAGAGTCATGCACCGTCAATGCTACCTTATATTGCTTGGCAATTTTGAGCATTTGCTCTCCAATTACACATCGCGCAACCGCTTGAGTAAAGTTCTCGGTGACTTTCCCGCCATAAATTTTAGTTTTCCCCATCCTTGTCTTATATGAATACTGACCATCAGAATCTTGTTCAAGTCCCGGGTAGCGTAAAAATAACCCGGACGGTAATCGGATACCGCTTTCGGTAACGCTGATGACATCAGAATGACACCCAATCGGTGTTGTCTGCCCATACGCCAAGGCATCAAGTGCTTTCTGAGCCTGCTTCCAAAGCGCGGGGATCGAGGGGTAGGTGCTTCGATAGACGGCAATGATGCGTTGGCACTCTTCCTCCGGTAAGTCAACCCCAAACACCTTAAGTTGAGTCTGAAATTTAACCGCGCCCATTCCGTATCCCGCGCCAAGGATAGTCGTCTTACCAACAAATCGTTCTTCCTTCGTAATTTCTTCGACACTTTTGCCATAAATTGCCGACGCCATAATTTTGTATACGTCTTCACCTTTATCGAACGCATCGACTAAGTCCTCTTGTCCTGCCAACCAAGCCACAGTACGCGCTTCGATCTGTGACGAGTCGGCGTTAATAATAACGTGCCCATCGGGAGGGACGATTGCTTGCTTAAGCCTTCCACTCCTCGGTAGGTTCTGAAGATTAAGTTTGTCATCCCCACCCCAACGCCCTGTGTGGGCGGCGTAATAGCGCAAAGGCACAGGCATGTTG